CTGTTGATGCTCCTGCTGCAGGAAATTGAATTGTAAAATCTCCGTTAGTAGCAGTTTTAGTTCCTCCAAAATCTAGCACAACAACAAGCTTATCACTGTTCGTATCATTATAAATAACAGCGCCCACTGCTGATAAAGTCACTGATGAAAAAACTTCATCTGCAAAATCAACAAGAGCTGTGTTACTTGCAACTGAAACGGCTTGACTATCTAGTGCATTTCCACCAGCAGTATAACTTGTACCTGAAGAAGAAACTTCATTAGTGGTAGTGTATGCAGTGCTTGATGTAGAAAAACCAGAGATGTCTGTGTATAAAGCTATTTTAAAAGTATTGCCACCATTAGCAAAATTATGTGTGCCAGATAAGAGTTCTGATTTGAATGCATCTGGTATTATGTTAGCCATTTATCGTCTCCTTTTATTTCATTTTCGGTTGTGGTGATTGTATGTCCAAACGAATCGCACCACTAGTGTATTCGTCTCTGCGTCTTCGGCCTTGTTGTTCTGCCGCAAACGTTTGAAGCCCCTCTTGATAAGATGCCTCGTACATTTGTACCATATTATCTGGCCCTTTCAAGTATTTTAGAGTTTCTACCATGCACCCATAAATTAACATATCTTGAAAATTATTAGATATATAGGTGGTGCTAGAATCAGATGTGGTTATGGTATCTGGTTGTTTTATGTAGGCTAGAGTTATTACATAAGCTGCGTCGGGTGTTGGAGCCACAACCCAGT